CTTGAACTCCTCCCTGAGCAGTTCAACCGAGTTAGAGATCTTCTCTACCCCTGACTCGCTACCGTTGACTAGGTCAAGCTCGCTGTCGATCTGGCCCTGAATCTCAGAGGAATCCAGTTGCTCAGAAGCGGCACGTTCAGCGGCCAGTTTATATGCACGGTGCATCTTACGTAGGTTACTCTTCTCCTTTACGATGCTTGCGTAGTTGCGGACTGATGCAGTCGTCTCAACCCCGTCAGCCAGTGCCATTACACCTACTACACCTCCGACTTCGTCGATGCAGTTGTTAACCTTGAGGCGTTCAACTAAATTGATTTCATCGATTGGTTCTCCCGATCCTGCTAGGTCGGCAATAGCTTGGTATGCTAGTTGGTGCCGCAAAGCATAGAAGTCATCGGCCCGTACTAAGCTAGAGATACTATCGTATGCGTCTGAGTTATCCCCCAGTAAACAGCAGGCAATCAAGGCCTGCTCTGCTGATAAATTATTTGGCAGTTCTGTGTCTGCTTCTATTAGGTTTGTCATGGTTTGTCATATTTTGGTTTGTGCTATTAAAATCCTAAAGCCAACTGGAGGGTAGGACTCCAGCTGGCGGTTAGGGTGTAGTTATGGTTGGCGTTCTCGAGATTGTCTCTCGAGCATACCTAAGGCAACCAATGAGTATCCGATTAGATCTCTAAAGATGTCGGCTGTCTGGTCACCCTCGGTGCTTACGGATAGTTTGCCGTCCCTGCAATAGGCCTTAGCCCTCTGGAACTTATCTGCCATCCGTACGCATAGACCAGTGAGGGGTTCTACACCGAACTCCGAGCTTTCATCGAAGTTCGCAAAGGGGTTGCCGTTATCTTGGCCGCCCGTGTAGTCACTGTTCTTTTTAGCAGTGAAGCTGAGTATTTCATCAACTTCGTTGCGGCGGAATTGCTCCCACCATTGCTTATCAAACTCCATATATTAGAAGTCGATAGGGTCATCGTTAGTAGGTGCAACCCCCGATGATACGGCTGGTGCCGCCTCCTTAGGATCGAATGATACCGACAGGAATGGCAGGCCATTCTTGCTGGTCTTCTTCCACGCCTTGAACCAGTACTCTTTGCCTTCAATTTCACAAGAGCCGTTCAAGTCAGGGTGAGTCTCCTTCTCCTTACGATTGTTAGGGAATAGGGCACCGCTGTTGTTATTGTCGTATTGCTTATCCATTATATTAACCCATCCAGGGTTTGTGTTTTCTTTTTGTAGGAAGGTTCACCCTTCCCGTGAGTGTTTGTTGCATCGGGATCTTTTGTGTCGTCGATGCAGAGAAGTCCGTTGAGTGCATACTTGCGTGCGTAGGATGAGGCCGAGCCAGTGATCTGTGCTTGATCCATTCCCTTCTTTGTAACTGCGTGCTCGGCAAAGCCATCAGCAGTAAATGGTGTGCCACCATCGTTATGCAGTACAGCTGTAGCCTTAACGAAGATGCGTCCTTCAAGTGCCACCAGTGCATCAGTCAATATGAGTGACGCTCCGTGCTTCTTTAGTAGTGGCTTAACCGCAGTGAGGATGTCCTCGGCTGATCGGTATGAGTAGTTGCCAAAGTTATTCCTTTGACCCTTAGGAGCTTTCAGCTCTGACTGTATTTCTTGTAGTATGTTCATATGTTTTATTGGTTATGTGCTATTAGTTAAGTGCACTGCTTAAGAAGTGCAGTGCGAAAGCATACTGTGCGATCCTTTGAGTTCTTGCAATAATTAATCTCATCCTGTTCGCATTTTAATTGTATTAAAGTGTCTATCTGCTCGGCTTTTGATAGCCTGTCAAAGCGGTTGCACTTCTGCCGAAGCCCTACTGGGTGCAGTATGTCGGTCCGAGCTTCCTCAAGGTATGTAGCCAAGGCACGTAGTGCCTCTGATAAAGTAAGGTCTGAATTGTTTTGCCCGAATCTCTTCCAAGAGTTTTCGATCTTACCTGCCCAAGCGTTGCTCTGCCTGTGCAGTACACCTCGGACTAATCCCGTTCTGTGGCAGTGATCTACTACTGCGTCATTGACCTTGCACTTGAAGATCGGGCACACCTTCGGCTTGTTGTCCTGCCTCCACTGCTTGAGTTTGCTGCTTGGTAGGTATTTCATATTTACTTTTCTATGATCTTAACTGTTAAATTTAATATGTCTTCCATCTTTACAATAGATAGCAGGTCATTCCTCCCGCTTCTTTGGTATCCCTTGTATAAAGCTTCAGACCCTCGGCTAACCCTGTCGTCAAGGTTGCACTTACTGATTGCCATTTCGTAAAGTGATTGCCTCCGAACTAAAACAAAATCTTTCATTCTCTCAAAGGCAATTAAATCTACATCGGATGTTAGCCATCCTTTTTTCCCTGCGGTATTGTTAAATTCAAGCCAGACTAATTCGTCTTGCTCAGAGTTGTCCCCTCTGTTGACCCTCTTTCGAGCCTTAACGTCTATCGTACCTCGATCAGTGACATAATCAAAGTGCTTGTATTGCTCTTCGAGGGTTGCCCGCCTGTATTTTATACCACGTCTGTCTAGTATATCCTTAAAGGAAGTCTCTACTTTTTGACCTCTGCTCCAACTAGGGCTGTCTATAAAGTCAAGCGTCTTCATACTCGGTAGGTATTTCATTTACGCTTAGGATTTGTACTTGTGCTTTGTGCTTTGTCCGAGTCCAGCCCTGCTTGTCTGGCTTTTTCGGTGAGAAGTATTTGAGTGCCTGCTCCTTGGTATGTGCATGCTTGATGCACTTACCTATGTAACCTTCTGGCATACTAGCATTCTTATACCTTATTTCAAAGATCATAGGTCGGTATAGATCAGGGTAAACTTACCGTAACCCAGTAATGATACGATGTTGAACTCGACCCACTCGACAGCCTCGTCGTAGGTCATCTCATCCCGTGTAACGAACACGTCCACTAGGAGTTCATAACTGTAACAGAGTTCACCCGATTCGGTTATACCTATAACGGCTGAGTCACAGCCGTCGAGTTGTATGGCATCATTCCGAAGGTAGTGCCCATTCTCCGTCCAGTCTATAGGGTAGAGGTCTTTCATTTCTGCATCCTCTTATTCCAATAAAGTTTAGCCATAAGCTTGGCGTTGGCGATCCCCTTCTTTACGTCGTCTGTACTCCACACGTGATGCCAGTGCTTCTTGGTGTCGCAGTCAACGACTACTGACCTGCATTCTGGGGTGTATTCCAGCTTGTATTCCTTTTGTATAATGAAAGCTTCGATAGCTAACTGCTCGCAGTCTTTGTCGTATACCTTGGCTTTACCCTTGGTATTGGTGCGGCACTTGTAGTCCGCCAGAAAGAGCTTACCTTCGTAATCATAGCCAATGAAGTCTACGCTACCCGCAATTTTTATCAGTCGGTCAGCGACGATGCACTCAGTAGCCAGTGGCTTTACCTGTGCTTCTTCAACCCACTCAAGGAAGGGCAGTGCCCATTCATTGTAAGGGCACTCGCCCAGTTCGTAGCCGTGGATCTTAGACTGTATCAAATCCTCGATACGCTTGTGCACGGCAGTGCCAAATTCGGACGATGGTATCAGCGAACCATCGCTCGGGTGCTCTCGCATCCCGTAGCACAGGCGTTCGATCTCCCGCCAGTGCAGGTAGGGGTTGTCCCTCCCTAGCTCCACCATCTTAGATGGTTTGTATATGCTATCTAAGAATTCATCTTTGCATATTCCTAGTACAGTGGTAACGCTTGGATAAATAGCACGGACTTTGCGAGCCTGTGCTACGGTAGTAATGTCTTCCCGAAGGAAAGCATCTAGCGTATCATTGCAATCATAGAAGTGAGCCATCCTAGTATTGAATGACTCACTCTATGCACTGTCAACCCTTATAGTTCCTGTTCATCCATATCCATCAAGAAGTTGATGGCATCAACAAGGGAGCTAGTGTTTATCGTGTGCGAGATCCTATTCTCCCACGAGTACAGCTCGATGCTAGTAGTCTTTCCATCTACATCAGTATTGTACTGTATGTCAATTTGCTTATTTTCGATGAAGTTGAGGATGTCCTCGGGTGTACGGCTGGGCAGTTCCTTTGGATGCACGAAGTACTGATCGCCTTCTTCAAGGTCAATGACTAGGCAGTCATCAAACCTGTTGAGTTCATTGAGGCGTTGAACGTAAGTGTCCTGCCCTAGTTTGTTCGCTACCCCTTGAGGGTACGTGTATAGCTTTATTGTTTCCATGATTTAGTTTAGTTTAGTTCAGTTACGATTATGGCAATTAGTAGCAGTATGCTACCACTTAGTAAACAGCCAAGCAGTATGCAGGCTGAGTGAAAGACTCGGTCTCCCCCCTGGATGAGGTCGTCGAGGTTTGTGCGTCTGTCTCTTTTGTTTTTCATCATGCTAGTATGTCTCCATTGTTTGCGAGGTATCCTGCATCTACAAGATCCATTGCTGTACGTTGGTAGTGCCCTTGCAGGTGCGAGAGGGCACCAGTACTGATTAGTGCAGAGAATAGGCGGAGCGTACCTTGTGAGTCCAGCTCGCCCATCTCGAAGTTCATAAGTAGGTCTAATATTTCTGGGTTCATAATTTCCTTGACAGTTTTATTTTGGTTTCTATAATTAAGAATGTATTCCTTAAGGAGTTTGCCCTGAAGGGGCATTAATCTTAAAGAGTTATATTCCTTAAGGAGTTATATTCCTTAAGGAGTTACAAGCTTATATTTTCCTTACCCTTCCTTTAAGGTCTATTCGGTGAGTGAACCAACCGTCCTGTCGGGCGGCTTTGATGGCGGCTCTCTCGGTATCGTAACCGATCCCCTCTTCTGAAAGGATCTCTCTTTCGTTGTCACTGATGTGCCAGTATCCAGTACAGGCTTCGTGTATGTATGCTACTCTTTTCATATGTGTTTATGTGTGTATGTGGGTTATTGGTTATTTGGCTGTCTCATCAGTACTGGTAGCCATCCCAGTAGACGCCCTTAGGCGTTTCGACTTTTAATCTTACAAAAAGTAAACTGTGCCGTTTTGAGTAACAGGTTGGTTATCAACTTTTATGATGTTACCGCAAGCGTCCGCCTCAATGAGATCATAAAAGGCTGGGTTTATGTCACAGTTTTCATTTAACATGTTGAAGCCGTCTTTGGCAAAGCACTGGAAATCTTTTAAGATGCAAACGTTGTAATAAGTGTTTTCTGGTTTGTTCATTGTGTATGTGTGTATTCGTTTATTCGTAGTGCCCTTGGGCACAGCGGAAGCACAGTCCGCCGACAAACATATCGTCGCTGTCGCAGAACTGGCAGATTTCGGATTGGTTGCGAGCCTCTTGCTCGGTGCTAATTACTTCGTCTTCTGTAGTATTCATAGTTTAGTGCCCCTGTGTGCCGCTGTACGGCGCTGTGTTAGGTTGCGAGTGCTAGGATAGCCCTGCTACCCAGAAAGCCCCTCAGCGGTAAGCTGAGAGGCTGTTGGATTAAGATTGCGCTTGGATTTCAACTAGGCGGTCTAGTACTTCGTACTCTAACTGCTCCCAGATTTTGATGTACTCGCCGATAGAATCCAGCGGGACCTGGTAGCCATCTTTGATTTGCTCGGCTTGAAGGGCTTGGATCCACTTGTCGGCACCATCATTGGGACTTACTTGTCCGAATGAAACCAGCTCGGCTAGTGTGTGCCCTGTCCAGTTTTTGCGGTCGAGTACTTCGTTTACGCTAGGTAATTTGATTTTCATAGTTTGTATGTGTTGGTATGTGCTAGGTGTTAGTTGAAGCAGATGTGCTTATACCCAAAAAGCCCCCAAGCTAAAAGCTTGGAGGCTGTGTGATCTAGGCGATCTGTATTCCTGCGTAGCCACCCTCTACCTTATAGATGATGGTGTACCATTCGCCGTCGATCTCGGCGGCTACTGAGCCATCTGGTTGGTAGCAGTTGTCCTTGTTGAAGAAGTAAATCAACTCGTCGAGAGCGTCTTTCACGTCGACCTTTTCGGTGACGCATTCGCCTGTCTCATTGTCTTCGATGTATGAGCGCTCGGCGGATACCGCCAGAACATATCCACCAGCTGGACTGCATAGCTGAATTTGAACTTCACCGCTGTCTAAGATTAAATCTCGGGCAATCTGATTTGCGTGTGCTGTGATTGTTTGCATAATGTATATTGGTTTGTGTTGTGTGCGTGGTTTGTTTATTGGTTTGATGGTTTAAGATTTAACTTCTCTTATTTTCCCAACGTGTTGAGTATGAGGGCGCAAATGGAAAAGCAAGTCCATTGCATCGTTTTCATCCTTTGCGGATAAAAGAATAGTTTGATGGTTGAAGTTTTTTTTGCAAGGGAAGGTAGGTAGAGCAATTAAGAATTTTTTTTTATTCATAGTCTTAGCGGTGTTGGTTTGTGTTGGTTTGTGTTGGTTTGTGTTGGTTTGTGTTAATTGGCTCTCATCATTTGCGGCGGCTTGAGACGCCCGCTGGTTGCGGCTGATTTACCAATTTATGCCCTGTTTACCACGTCATCAAGCGGATGCAATCCGCAGGTCTACACTTCCCATATCTCAATTCTCCGAGATATGACCGCAAGCGGCGAAGACCCCACCTCGTGTATCTCACGAGGGCAGGTGGTACTGGGACTGTCAAAGAACGGGTGCTACATTTCCCAGAGTGTGCATAACTCGTGCATTGTCAATACCTAATTCAATAAAAATTATTTTATTTTCATTTTAATTCAATCGGACTTTGCAGGTGCCATACATGTGCAGGTCAAATCCTATGCTTTTTATAAGAGCCAAATGAAGAGCCGCAGACAGCGGCGATCTGAATATACCATTTTCAGCCATTTTCCCAATTAATTACGTAAGTCGTTGATAGAATTCTGTAAGTCATTGATAGCAGTTGCGTAAGTCGTTGATAGACTTTTGTAAGTCGTTGATAATGCTCTAAAAACCCAAAAATCAAATCGACAGCAGGGCACCTCAGCCCCTCTGTGCTGTGTCCGATTTTCGATTGGTACATAGACCCTTGGAAGCTCTAAAAAGGCATTCTCGTTGAAATCGACTTTTTTCGGGATTTTGGCATCGGACAGAAAATTACTCTCCCTGAATCCCCTCCATTAAAGTAGATCTTATAATGCAAAGCCGCAAACAGCGGCTCTTATCATTTGACTGAATCCCCTTTACTATTACGAACACTCCTTAAGGAGTACAAGATGACCCAGAAGTAGATGTGCTAATTCTAGGAGGTAGAGTAGAGTAGAGTAGATTGACTTATGCTGTGGATGCTTTCACTCATCGAAGAAGAAAAACTAATCTCACATGCGAGGCCCCGTCTCCATAAGCTGGTCTAATGCGGATCCTGTCTGGGGTTATTGATAAGGAGTGCTAATGCCCCGAGCGGCTATAAGCTGGGCTAATGCTGGGTTCGGTAGTGCATTAGTGGGTGAAGGTAGCTTGCGTTGCCTTGCAGTGAATGGGGGGGGTGGGGGTAACTTATATCGGTCGAGTCTGACATGTGTATTCATAAACCACCCTCTAAAAAAATACCTAACTCATAGGCCAGGGTACCTGGCCCCTATCAAGTTCCTGTACTCTTTAAGGAGTCCTATTCCGTTCCTGTACTCTTTAAGGAGTGTTGTTATGATTCCTTTTTCCTTTGGCTACCTTAATTCCCTTGCCCCTACGGGGACGGGAAGCTCTTTAAGGCTTGGACTCCTTAAGGAGTATAAATAGATTATACAGTACTTTTTAGTTGACTGTCAAGTACATTTAACAAATAATATAAAAATGCTAGAGGAAAATTCACCTGAAGATAAGGCATCCTTGATGAAAGAAATCCAAGGAGCTATCTGGGAAGTTGCTGAAAAGAAGGAGGTCGAAAAGGTACGTAGCCTGTCCAGGCATAACCCTGACAAGGTTGCTTCTATTTTGTACCTCTATAGTACTGGCAGTAGCCAGACCCGCATTGTTAAGAAGTACGGCATAGATCGGGAGACAGTCATCAGCGTCCTGTCGGACTACACGGATCACCTTGGCAAGTTCAAGGAGTTAAGCGGCAAGATTGCCGCTAAGAATTACCTGAACCTATCTAGCCTAGAGGAGGACCTTATTAACTCTGTACGTCAGGACCTGGAGTCAGGGGAGTTAAAGCCTACGGTCAGGGACCTCAAGGAGATTTCAATTTCGGTATCTAATGCAGCAAGGCAGGCATTTACTTCCCGTGGCGAGGCCACGCAGATTACTGAGGACCGCCAGGTTATTACACAGGAGGACTACGACGAAACGATCAAGGCGGCCCGAGAAAGAATCGAGAAACTAAAGCAAGCCGAAAAGGTAGAACTAGTGCAGGAGGATTGATATAATGGAAAAGCGCAGAACTAGACTAATACTAGAGGAGCAATCAGAGACGAGAACCTTTGAGTTCGATTACAGTCTTTCTACTACGGAGCTTGTGCGGGAGATGTACCTTCTTTGCTTGGCTGGCGGTCACGACAAGGACAATGTGGCTGGTGCTATGTACGAACTAGGAGAAGAACTAACAAGAGATTACGACAATGGGTAAAGGATGCGCACCCCGCAAGGGACACAATGCTGAGAAACAGCGTAAGAACTACGACGATATTGACTGGAGTAAGAAGCCAGCAGTCCAGAAGATGGACAAGCCAGCCAAGTCAAAGTAATGCCGATTACTTTTACAGAGCACCCTATAGTGCGGCCTCCCACAGATGAGGAGATAGTCCTGCTTGGTGAGCAGGACCCTAAGTTATTAGCTGCACTGCACGAAGCTCACGAAGGTAGAATACAAGCAGCATACGAGGACCCTATACGCTACGGCTTTGACCTAGCAGGATGGGACCGCATACGTACAGGGTTACGTACAAATAATGAAGTCCTGGCACTGGGAGGTAATCGAAGCGGCAAGACTACTGGATGCGCCAAGATGCTGATGGAGGCCGTCACGGAAAGTATGGACGGGCATATCGTATGCTTCTCTCAGAATGCTGACACCTCTATCAAGGTGCAGCAGGCTGCAATCTGGGAGATGATGCCCAAGGAGTTCAAGCGCAAGACCAAGAGCGTAGACGGGTATATTAACTACTCTATGCAGAACGGGTTTACAGCCTCTTCTTTCATTTTCCCTGATACCAGGACCCGAGTAGACTTTAAGACATATACTCAGTACAGCAATAACCAGACGATCCTCGAGGGTTTTGAGTTCGGGTTCAGACAACCTAAGGGCTTGAACATAGGTGCATGGCTCGACGAGTACCTCGGCGATGCAGCCTTGGTAAATACATTACGGTTCCGCCTAGCTACCAGGGACTCTAAGATGCTGATTGGGTTTACCCCGATTGACGGCTATACACCTTTTATATCGGACTACCTAAAGAAT